ATTTTCGATTGCTAACTTAGCAAGATGGCTGCTAACAGCATCGTGATCTTTTCGCCACTTCATCGGAAGAGTGCCGCATGTATCGGAGAGACCAAACCCGTTAGGAACAATCTTATCGTCTAACGTTAGATTAACAAGAAACTTTCTATACGTCTCGGGTACAACTTCAAACGTATGGATCTCAGCATCAGGATGAAGCTCTCTTGCCATACGAGTCCATTCGCCAATGTTAGAGCCAACATCTAGAATAGTCTTTAGCTGACCATTTAGCTTCTGTAGAATCCAGTCTTCGCCGTGTAGTGCAAATTCTTTACGTGCGTACTCTTTTGAGTAGGGTTCAAATGCATATGTCATGATACTGTGAATACCTTTTGTCCGTGATGACCACAAACGATTGATGTGTCGACCCAGAGAGAGTGTCCTTGCTCCCTAGCTTTCTTACAGAAATCTAAGTCTTCGCTAAACGTGTTAGCATGATCTAAAGCAACGTGATAAACAAACTGTGGATGTCCTACGTCAACAAGAACTTGTTTCTTAACTAGAACACAGCCAAAGCCAAATGCGCCGACTTCAACAACGCCCTTACCTTTTAGATTTTCCCAAGAAAGATTTCTAAAGTTGAAATCATGCACTTCTAGAATCTGTGTTTCATTACGTTGACGATATACACCCGCTACAACTGGCTTGTCTGCCATGATAAGCTTGTACAGCGTATCTGGTTCAAACGACACATCATGATCTACAGCAAAGAGATAGTCAAAGCCCTTAACTGTCCAGTCTGCGATTAGATTGCGTACTTGATCTACACGATAGCCGTAAAAGTATTGGAATTGCGCTACGTAACCAGGAGGTAGTATCTGTGCAGCGTCAAAGATAGACTTAAATGTTTGCGGATGAATATCATTTGCTGTAGGAATAGCAATCAAAATTCGTTTCATTATAAAATCTCCATGTCAACAGTTTTACTTATACCGCAAATTTGTTCAGAGTTCTTAGTCTGCTCTGTGGCATTTACTTTATAATCATTCAACGGATTTGCATCGTTGTAATTGTATACAACATCTGGAACACAAACAACCTTGTTTGGATCGACTACTTCTAGAAGACTATAGAATACAGCATTGTCACCACCTGCTTTATACCATTTGTTGTCTTCATCTTTGAATTTATAATCTGGAATGGCATCTAACAGCGTCTTAGAAAAAGTTCTTAGATGAGTATACGGCATGTTCCAATTAAACTTGTAGTCTTTGTATAGCATACTTTGTTTAATATATTCTGGATACTCTTGTGAGATAAGAGGAATGTTATCTACAGAAGACCAAGAAGAACCGTAAGTGAATTCAGCGCCAGCAGCGTAGATGTTGTTATACTTGTGAAAGATACTTGGATCATTAACAAGCGAATCATCACCGTCTATAAGCATAATGATGCTGTCGTTCTCTAGCTTTCGAATATTTGTAATTTGATTACAGACTGCGCCTAGATTTTCTGTATTGTCTACGACTGAGAACCTGTCTCTGATAGATTCTGGCAAAGATGCAATAGTCTCATTGATTACCTCTAGAGTTTTATCTGTTGAAGCATCATTGATGACAATCATATTATACAACATATAATCTTGGCTGGCAACCGATAAAATGCAATTCTTGATATATTTTTCTGAGTTATACACAGGTGTAATGACTGTGATGGGCTTTTCTGGCATCCGAGGTTCTTGAAGTTCTTCTAAATTCAAGAAACGTCGACCAAATACCTTGCGTACACGATAGTTGATCATGGAAACTTTATGATAATCATCAATAGGTAGATACTCTCCTAGCTTGTAGAAGATGTGCTGCTTCCATTGAAGTGCAACTGAATCCCAGCCACAGATATCTTTGACTTGATTACATGCATACATCTTTTGCTGATGCAGATAACGATCAGCGTGTGCTTGTACAGCCATCTCGACAAAGGCATTGATTTGGTATTCATGATTGATATGTGGGAACAAAGTGTTCGGTTCAATTGCATATGGAATCTTATAGCAAGCAAGATCAACAGCAGTCTCCTCCAACGCTCCAAAGCGACAGGTGATGAGAGGCGTGTTATGTGCTAGTGCTTCTAAGCATGAGATGCCGTAAGTCTCTGGATAAGCTGCTGGATAGATCATGAACGATGACTTAGCCATGATCTCTGCAATTTCGCTTTGCTTGATAATACCTGTAAAGTCGATATCTAGACCCATGCTCTTGCTGTACTCTTGAAGTTCAAAGTACCGCTTTTGTTGAGCATCTGGACCGTCGGCAGCTTTGAACTTGTAATAACCACCAATAATTTTTAGCTTCGCATGTGGAATACGCTGCTTGATTGCAGGCCACACTTTGTCTACTAGAGGCATCATGCCCTTAGAGACAGAAGAATTGAACACGAATAGGTCTGGGTCTTTCTTTTTAATGTCTACCCAGTCTGTACGACTGCCGATGCCGTTGCGAGTCAAGTACATGTAATTCTTCATGACTTCAAACATACGTTTGCTGCCGTGAGCGCAATTTGTCACATAATCTAGATGAAAATCTGAAAGTGCAAAAACTTCGTGAAGTCTTTTGTCAATAAGAAGACGCTCAATTAGATCATCTCCGTCGCAGAACGTATCGTGCATCCAGAGAATTCTGTGTTTAGAGTTAGGCACAATATGATCAAAATTGGGTAATGTGACAAAAGATTTGAAAGTTTTGTTGACTTGTGACGGAGTAAACGGCGCCACTGTGCGTGAGGCAACAACAACATCAAAAGATGTTTCATTTACAATATCACGAATTGGTCGATAGGTAACTCCATCGTATAGTCCAGGAACATTCTCTTCGCTGTCACAATCATTGAAGACTGTAACATCAAAGCCAATTTTTGCTAATTCTTTTGAGACTAAGATTACGGCGGATTCTGAACCACCTAGACCGCGTTTGGAGAGTGTTGAGCCATCATAGGGAAGACCAAGGCAATCAATAAAAGTTATTTTCATGTGTAAGCACCTATCGTAAATTCATTTTATATAAATAAGAATAGCATAGCAAAACTAAAAAGTCAACTATATAGCTGACTTACTTATAGATATATATCTAGCACAGGAATGACGCCATATGGCAGGTAATACCGTTGTTCAAATTAAGCGCACATCTATTTCCGGTCGTGCGGCTAACACATTAACGTTAACCAATCCAGGTGAACTTGCGCTCAATATGGCCGATGGAATTTTGTATTCCACCAACGGTTCTATTGTTTTTGCAATTGGCGCAAATAACACGAACGTTAGTGTTTCGAACACTCTTACTGTCAACGCGATCTCTGCAAATGGCTCAGTCGGCACTGCTGGACAAGCACTAACAAGTAACGGAACATCAACTTACTGGAGTACCATTGCCACGGGTTACAGTGGCTCTGCTGGATATAACGGTTCTGTTGGTTATTCTGGTTCACAGGGCGCTCAAGGTTCCAGTGGCTACAACGGTTCTGTCGGTTCTACTGGCTCTACTGGTTACAACGGATCAGTAGGCTATGGCGGTTCAGTAGGCTATGGCGGTTCTGTAGGTTATACTGGCTCACTAGGCTATGGCGGTTCAGTAGGCTATACTGGTTCTCTAGGCTCGACTGGCTATAACGGCTCTGTCGGCGCAACTGGTTACAATGGATCCGTTGGTTATTCTGGTTCACAAGGTACAACTGGTTACGGTGGTTCTCAAGGTTCAGCTGGTTACAATGGATCCGTTGGTTATTCTGGTTCACAAGGTTCAACTGGCTACAACGGCTCTGTCGGCGCAACTGGTTACAATGGATCCGTTGGTTATTCTGGTTCACAAGGTTCTACTGGCTATAACGGTTCTGTTGGTTCACAAGGCAGCATCGGCTACACAGGCTCTAAGGGCGACACTGGTTCTACTGGCTACAATGGTTCATTAGGCTATGGCGGTTCTGTTGGTTCACAAGGTTCTACTGGCTATACTGGCAGCATCGGCTACACAGGCTCATTTGGCTATGGCGGCTCTGTTGGCTATAACGGTTCAGTCGGTTACACTGGTTCTATTGGCGTAGGTTATAACGG